TCGCACCACCAACGACAGCGCTGATGGTGATCGGGTCAAGCATGATTACTCCTGTGGTTGTTCTTGTACTGGAGGCACTGCATTTTGTTGCGCGCCTCTTGCTGCGCCAGTCATAAAATCATTTGTTGCGTCTTGCACCCATTGGATGCCGTATTTCTTACCGATATTTAAAATCTCTTTAGCCTTATCTGGATCAAGCGATTTATTTTGCGCTTTAACTGCGCTAAACAGTTTTACCGCGTCGGATGGGTTTAACAGCAGTTCTTTAAGTTTTGCTTCAGTAGCTTTCGCTGTCTGATTAGCCCAGTACTTACTCAGTAAAGATGTCACTGCGTAACGAACACCAGATACTGGATTTTGGAAACGCGAAATGATCTGCTCTGGTGGAATACCGATGGCTTCTTCGATCGGCGTCTTTGGCACTGTCTCAACGCGGAACGACACAGCAGTTAAATCTTTTTGCAGACGGTTAGATACCTCTGCAAAGTCAGCAACCTTTTGCGCGTAAGTTGGACCAAACACGCGGTTAAATATCGCGGCTTTATTACGGTCGTTTAGCAATGCTACTGGATCGCCTGACTGTACGATGTCGTCCAACATAAACGAACGCACAGCATTTACAGCATCTTTGTTTTGGCCATAGCCAGAGTTGCTCATAAACTTGTTAGTAAAGTTTATGTCGCCGTACATTTTGTTTACTAACTCTTGCGGGGTATTAAAACCTTCTTTGCTAATTAACTGGTTACCTGTAACACGTCTAAAATCTGCGTCTAATGCCGCACGTTTATCTAGTAGCGTTTGAACATTACCTACCGATGCGCGCAGCTCATCTTCCAAACCTGGAATCTGCGTCATCTTGTTGCCGTTCTTAGCCAACCATTTGTTAGCTGCTTTAGGGTCTAGTACGTCGTTCTTAACCGCTGACTTAGTAAAGCTATCGTAGAAAGCGTCACGCGCAACTTTGATGCCGTCTTCGCCAGTTGCACGAATAAAGTCATCGACGTTTGATTTGTTACCAATAATTGCAGGTGCAATCTGTTCTACAAACTTCTTACGATCTACGTTCTTTAGCGTTTCACTATTAAATGGCAGACCTACACGCTCTAAATACGCATTGTCGGCGTTGCGATACGCCTTAACAAAATCTGGGTCTAACTGATCGATATGGCCTGATACCTTATCTTTCAACATAGTCAGAAAACGAATTTGATCGGTATTATTTGTAGTGCGTAAATCAGCATTAATACGGCGCTTCAACGAATCTAATACATCAGGACCAACATCTGAGAACGCTTGTGTAGCTGGAGTTAATGGTGTGCCTTCAGCACTTAACAATGCACTTGCTTCTACTTTTTTAGGTCTGAATCTATTTTCTATCAAACCGTACAGCGTTGGGAACTTATCGAAAATACCGCTGTTACGCTCGTTAGTAACAAATGTGTAGATATCATCCACCGCATTAGCAGGCAGCTTTACGTTTTTCTCGCCAGCGATATTAAACGCTTCTTTATAGAGCGGTGCTGTTGATTTACGTGCAGAATCTTCTTTGGTAGCCAACAGCTTTTCAACCTGCGCGCCAAACACGTTTGGCTCTACTTCTTGCTTGTTGTATGCGTCAGCGATTTGCTCTTCTAGTGAGCGCACGCGCTTTGCCTGCACTTTAGTTAAGTCAGTACCAGGTATGAACTTCTCGCCCTTCGCTACTTTGTCAGCTACACGCGCAATAATGTCTGATGGGCTACCAAACATTAAGGATTGATTTCTAGCTAATGCGTCTTTAGCGCTTTCAAATTGATTGTAGTATTGTGCGCGGAACACAGGATCACGCGACGCAAGACTTTGGATCAATTGATTAACGACTGGGTTATCTGCCAGTAAAGAACTTAACGGCATGTTTACTTCAGCGCCGCCGGGTGTTTTTAGTGATACGCTTTTTTGTGCTTTAGCTGCTTTCTGTAATGTATCTAAGAAAGTCGGGTCGGCTTGACCTGCCGCGATAAACACATTGCTTATGCGATTGTCTACTTCACGCAGAATTTCATCTTTAGGTTCTATGCCGCGCAACTTATCCCACTTGCTTTTAGCAAAGTCCCAAGACTTACCCGCAGCAGGGCCTAGCTTTAACGTAGAGCCAGCAGCATAGCCTGTAGCGCCGCCGCCAAGTACACCACCAATAATTCTACCGGCAGTTGGCGCGCCTACTTTTTCACCTGTTGCTTCACCTACCTGACCACCACCTTCAGCACCCATACCGACGACAAGTTGCTCAGTCGGACGTGCAACAGCTTGCGCAGGTACAGACATACGTCTAACACCTGCTAATGGTGGGAACATATACGACAACGGATCAGTAACTGCTTGAAGACCGCCTGCTACTATCTTTTGGCCACCTGTTTGTGGCTCAGCGCCCGTTGTACCTAACGCGCCCATGATAGGCGCATACGTCTCTTGACGGCCTGCTGCAAACGATTGTGCAGCAGTATTCTTAGGCTGACGACCTTGAGTCATACCAGATAACTGCGCAGCAACATATGGAAGTGGAGCTAAAAATGGGCTAACAACCGTGCCATAAGGTAACTGTTCTTGTAATAGCCTATTAATACCTGATACCAGTCCAGCCGTTTCAGCAGGACCTTTACGTAACGCTTCAACTCTATAGTCGCTCGTATTCTTTGGGCTGAAATCAGCAGCCGAGGCTAAACCTGCTGCAATAGCTTTTTCACGTACCTGATCTTTTGTCGCATTATCAGGTACGTCAGTAATTACATTACCATTTGGCAGTGTTACGTCCATTTTTACCCCTACTTCTGTTTAGGTTGTTGCGCTGGTAAATCATTCCACGATGTTGTTTTCTTACCGCCAGCACCAGTAGGCTCATTAAATTCAGAAAAATCTAATGTTTCGCGCAACACATCTGCTGGATAGCCTACTTTTTCCCCTATCTTACGTTGCCGCTCAATCTCATTTCTGGCCTTCTTAGCAGCAACAGCTCTAATTGAGGTTATAGCTTTTTCAAGTTGTTGTTGCGTTTCTTTTGTTGGGGTAGAAGTTAATTTACTAGATATGTAATCTGCTGCGCTAACAAATACGTTCGGGTCAATACCTGCTGCCTGCAGCTCTTGTTTATTTAAATCGCCAGAACCAGAAACCGCGCGAGCAAAACTAGTCTTCGCCGCGTTCCACGACGCAGGGTTACCTGTAGATATAGATTCGCGCACTGCTGCTATCGCTTGATCTGCAGCGGTAACTACTTTTCTTTCTGGCTCAACAGTTGCTTGAACATCGCGCCTAAACTGAGGTATGCCAGCAAGTTTATCCGCACCAGGCATAACTAGTTTAGCTGCGCCTTCTCTAGCTCTGCTTCTTCCTTCTTCGTCTAAAAGCCTATTAACTACGGCTTGCTCATCTTGAGTTAAATCTCTAAATGGCCTGCGATATTTCTCAAAAGATTTTGCTTCACGGTCTACACCAAACGTAAGGTCTTTTTCTGGTTTAGTTAGTAATTTATCAAATCTTTCAGTGAATGCTTTATCAAATTCAGGTGTACCTGGCTTAAACCCCGCTCTGATTGTTGATTCAGTAGCATTCTTAATCTGCTCTGTAGTATCGCCAGCTTTAGTTGGGAGCCCATCTAACTCACGCTGTAATGCTTCTCTTTGCGCAATTGACTCAGGGTCTGTAGCATCTTTTAGCGCAGCAATTCCGTTTGTTAGTTTAGCTTTGTATTGAGCGATCTGAATATCAGGCGCAACAGCATTTCTACGCTCTTCCAAACGCTGTTTAGCAAGCGCGATTTCACTAGATGCTTTACGTGCGTAATCAGATAAGGTTAAGGCGAATTCTTGATCACCACTTTGCGCAGCTTTTTGTGCAGCAGTTAAAATTGATTCAGGACTAGACGGGTCAATTTCTTTTGATAGCGCTTGGCGCTGGCTAATCAAAGTTAACTGACGATCTTGACCGCCAAGACCACGCGCTAATGCTGTACCTAATTGGCTACCACCTAAGAACAAACCATATTGCGCTTGCTGCATTGGGTCCATACCCGCAAATTGCATAGCACGTTGTTGCGCCGCCGCTTGCTGCGCCATCTGGTACTGCTCAGGCGTCGTAAATAACCCTAAAATATTACTGTCTGCCATGATTACTCCTTAAATTATTAACGACCCCAATAGCTAGAACTTGCGTTATTAACTGGCACGTTATTCATATTATAAGAGCCCTGGTTATACGCAGGCTGATTTTGCGCTGTAACCCATTGGCCTAACGCGCCAGTAAACTGAGGGTTGGTCGATAAACCTTGTAGCGCGGTACCAAATGGGCTATATGAATTAGCAGCTTGCGTTGTTTTAGCCGCACTTAATCCGGCTTGCAGCAACGTTTGGCCTACATTAGCGCCTGCTGTAGCTGATTTACCGCCTAACTGAGCGCCAATATCTAATGGCTGTTGACCAAGGCTTTCTAGTGATGACGCTGCGCCTATATTGGTTGTGAATGGGTTAATTGATGATGATAAGCCGCCTTCACGTAAGCCAAGTAAGTTGGCGCCGGTGCCGTATAAACCTGTACCGAATGCAATTTGCTGTTGAGCTGCTTGCTCTGCTTGCGCAGCCAATTGAGCATCTTGTTGCGCTAATGCGTTGTAATAGGCTTCCAACTCAGGGTTAGCTGCACTTAACCCCGCACCACCACCTGGGCGCAAACCTGTAGCGCCTACTGATAGGCCGCCACGACCAGTTTGATAAAGTTGATTCTGCAATTGCGCGTACTGACGTTCGCGGCCTGGAGCCAGCAAATCCTGCTGCTTTTGCATATACCGAGCTGCTACAGCTTCAGGTGACTCAGCTAAATATTGGCTACCTAAACCAAAAGTTTGCTGAGCAGCACCACCAAGCGGCGCATAACGCCAATTTGCCATCTCGGCTTCTGCAAGGCGCTGGTCACTTAGCCCCATAATGCGATCTTGCAGTGCTTTTAGTTCAGGCGTTAACTCATATGATGCGCCGGTTAAATAGCCTTTATCGTCCATCGTAAAGGCGCTTTTACCAAAGCGCGAAGTAACTCCGACCGGCCTAAACTTTTGCGCTTCGGCGGCTAAACGTGCTGACTCTAATTGGGCAGCAGCAGAAGTTCCGGCAGCATCGCGTGCTGCGTCTCCTGACATCATCCCGCCGATTACGCTTCCAGCAGCGCCGATTAATGGCCCTGCAACAGCAGCTTCAAGTCCCATCACGTTCTCCTAACATATATGTGTCTAGCTATGCCATCCACACTAATAAATTCAGATAAAAAAATAAAATTAAACAATCTTAAAAACTTCTGGTGTTTTGCGTCGCCTACTTCATGCAACGCATAAATATCATTCCTATGTATCAAAGCTAAAGCATCAAAATCTAATTTAAGCTGCTTCTTTATTTCTTTCGTCCATCTAGCGCAGTCACAATGTACAAACGTAGCGCCCATGTAATTTTCAAAGTAAACCGTATAGTACGTATTGTAAATTACAGGGGTCTTCATTTATAGAGTACCGAAAGCGATTACCTCTCCAATAACGGTTAAGTTACCTGATGAGTCTAATTTAGCCTTAGCTGTACCACTATACTTAAATACGATAGCGCCGCTTACTTCAGTAATTGTCCAATTAGTTGTAGCTACACTACCTGCTGTGCCAGTCACATTACCTGTCACATTACCTGTCACATTACCTGTCAGATCACCTTCAAAATCGGGCGCTGTAACTGTACCTGTAAAAGTAGGACTTGAAGCGTCGGACTTGGTTGCTATAGCAATAGCAATATTATTAAACTCAGTATCAATCTCCGTACCTTTTACAATCTTTGACGGATTGCCAGGCGAAAGCGCGTCTTTAGTAGCGAAGTTAGTTGATTTTGTATAGTTGCTCACAATTACTCCTTAGCTGAGTCGGCCATGTTTGGCTTGCATCTCTAATTTTTGAATTGATAAAGGGGTCCCGCTTATGTCTGTCTCAAACCCTAACTGAATAATTTTCCCAGACCCAGTAGCTTGTACAGTTAAAGTCTGTATGGAGATGCCACTAGCATACTCAGAAAGAGGAGAACTGTTACTGCCATATTCGTTAACGCCATATTCCGCTGTGCCTTGTGTCGGGATAAGTACGTTTTCCGACTCAAAAGCCTGGCTAAAATCATACCCCCACTTAATAGTTAAATATTGATTAGAGCCGCCGATTACTACTACATGCACACCTTTTAATATAGACGTTATGTTTACATCGCCAATATCAGAATAATTTGTGTAATAAGACAAACGATAATTAGCAGTATCGTCAAGGTATGTTCCATATTTACCTATATATCCAGTTTTGCCGATTAACAAATCGCCGTTACGTTTAGCACAAAAAGACTTGGGCTCTATGCTGTCCCATTTAGTTACTCTAAGCGAACTATCTTGCAACATGGTTCTTGTGTCGAATACATATACTGCTTTTACGCTAGGCACTGTTAAAAGATAGAACGCATTAACGTCTGAATATACAGCTTTAACATTAGCCAGCACTTCGCCGCTTAAATCTGTCATTAGATCATTACGGATATTCTTACTGACGTCACTAAACGGTGCCGACTTTTCTTGGATGGTACGCATGATAGAACGCACACCAGTATTAGATAAGAAAATAACGTCAGTGTTAGTAGCTTGTACAGAATCACGCGCTATACATCCTATACCCCCCACGGTATCACTAAGCGTCATAGTGGACGGCGTAGTAGCGCCTGAATAAACCAATATCTGGCGCTTGCCAAATATAATCAAGAAATTATTATGCGCAGCTAAACCTGTTACTTGGTCGGCGCCATTAGGCCAAACACTATTTACGTTTAAAGTACCTGATGTGCCACCGCTATAAATATGGCCAGCTAACAAGTCAGAAAAAGTAACTGTAGTCTTATTTGTGGAGGTATCAGCTATCCATAGACGCCCAAAGGCGGAAATACATATATTGCCTTCAGGCACAGTACCCGCATAACCTGATTTTTCAGATACTCGGCGATAAGTTGTTGTGCTTACTGCTGGGTCGAAAATTAATGGGTCGTGACCTAGCTGAAAGAAATAAGTGATCCCACTTAGAGATGCGCAACTCCAATTATTGTCCGTTATTGTCGGCGCTGTGCCGCCGCCACCATAAGTAAGCTCAACAACCGCATTGCTTCCGTCTAATTTAAAGAGCTTATTATTGCCTGCAAATAAAGTAGTCAGCGTACCGTCAGATTGAACAAGCTCATGTATTACTTCAGCGTCATTAGCCCCTAAATTGCCCGAGCTAGAGTTTACTTTAGACCAACCTTTACGAGCACCGATACGACCATACTGATCAATAACGCAGTTATTGGCGATCAACGCAAACCCCGCTGATATATCCAGCGGTGCGTCTTGCGTATTTAAGCCGTAAAAACCTGGCGCCGATACACCTACTGATTGTAGCCTTTGGGTCATATCGCTATGAACTCCTGGTCTTCAGGGAATCTAGTAGCTTCTAAAGCTATATAGTCAGAGAGCATTGATTTGTACATTAAGTATGATTCAGACGAATTCAATCCGCCGTCTTCACCGCGTTCAACTAACGCTCTGGCAAATGCGTTTTGTGCCACTAGTACGTCTGGCACTAACACAGACGTGCCATCGCTAGTTAAAGTTGCTTGAGGGATAGTTAAGAAGAATTTGAGTACGTATACACCATTAGGGCGCCCATACAAAGTAACTTTAGCATCGCCGCTAGTATCTACTCCTTCAAAGCAATATTGCGTAGGTATGTTTTGTACGATAGGAGTAAAATTCTGATAACGGTTCATTAGGTCGACAGGTATGTTTTGCATTACAACATTACTTGTTGTGTTTAATACCTGTGTAACCTTAAATTTTTGCCCAGCGCCTGTTAGAGAATACTGGTATGTACTAGCGTTAGTAGTAACAGTAATAGTCTGGCCTAAAACATTCCAGTTATAGGCGTCTTCAATCTCACGCTTGGCGTCGTTAACAAACTTACCGACTAGCGTGGAGTATTTTGTGAGATTATTAGTCGTGACTGTCGTTTCGCGCAGTCTTACTAACACATCATTAATGAGTTCGAGATAGGTCATTTGCTGTTCCCGTAAAAATTAGCTTTTGCCTACCCCGAATGGGAAGAAGCCCTACACTACGATATTTCTTACTTCTTTTTCTTTGTTTTAGCCTTGATGGTACGCTGACCACGCTTAGGCATCTCTTTCTTCTCTTCCATCATGCAGCCTTTACCGCCTTTACATTCGCCGCCCATACATTTATCGCAAGATTTCATACCCTTCATTTCTTTCTCCTTACCACTTAACTTTATTAGCCCAATACGCCGCAGACATTTTGCCTTTAGCGATATTAGAAGCGTGGCGAGCCTTAAATGCCTCGTTCCTAGCACTACCGTCAGGACTACCCTTGACGCCTTGCTGGCCAAACCTAATCAACTTTACTTCGTCGCCAGATTTAGCTAATACTGCATGACTTTTAGTCGGATGACCAGGGGTCTTTTTAGGCTTGTTGTAGCCTGAAAATTCCTCTTTACCGCGCTTAATCATTTCTTTTTAGCGGTCTTAGCCGCAGCTTTAAAATCCGCCTTAGTTGGCGCGCCTTTAGTGCCAGGCTTACGCATCTTTTCACCTGATCCTTCAGCAATACGTTTACGCTTGGCTGCGATATTACTGTATAGACCGGGTTTCATTTCTTGCCTTTCTTCTGCTTTACGCCAGCAGAACTAAGAGCAATTGCAATCGCCTGCTTCTTAGACTTAACAACAGGACCGCCTTTACCAGAATGAAGCGTGCCTTCTTTGTATTCGTTGTAAACCTTACTTATTTTCTTTTCTTGCTTGGTCTTTTTCATCTCAGCATCCTATCTGCGGCAAACGTGAACACACCGCCAATAGCTGATGCGATCGACATTCCTACCCAAAAACCACCTTTGGACTTGTTTGCTAATGCTAGAAGCGATTTCACGTCTTCGCGCAGGCCATGAACTTCTACCTGCAATAATTCAACTTGCGCTTCTAACTTACCAAACTCGCGTGGATCAATCTCCAGCCCCATTTTCAGCCTTTCGAGCGCGCCCTGGACGACGTATTACGATGGTTGATTCTTCCGCTTCCTGGTTCTCTACTGGTTCTTGGTCTATAAGTACATAGCCGGAATGACCTTTCATGCTTTCGATATCATGTTGATGCTCAAAAGTAACGGTCTGACCGCTTTGTAGACATTTGAATGTAGCCATTTCACACCTTTAAGTTAAAGGGGGCAGCTTTCGCCGCCCCCTGACAATTACGCTGGAACAGCCAGAGCAAAAGCCGAAGACGATGTAGCTGCGCCAGTAGTAGCAGCAGTACGCATCGCTTTTACGCCATACAGAGTATCAGCAGTAAACAGAGTACCGAGGTATTCTTGCTTGTACTGAGTCTGTGAACGGACGCCTAACTGCTCAACTAAAACCATAGATTCTTTATGGCCCATTAAGCAGATACGGTCAGCGCCAGAGTTACCAGCACCGAAGTCAGCATTTGAGGTTACAAATACTGGGATACCGTACAGGTTACCGATTTCACCGTTACGAATGGTGTTGTTAGCGCCTGCTTCACCGATAAATGCTTGTTCGGTGTAACGTGCTAAGCCCATCAATGTGTTACGGCTTGAAGGCGGGATGATGAAGAAACGGCCATCCATTGGAGTGTCGTTATCATCAAGACGTTGGATCGTGCGACGGATAGCAGCGTCAGTCAATGCAGCAGCATTGGAAGTTGAGCTGTTATAAGCGGTCGTACCGTTAGAGCCGATGTAAGCAGCAGTTGACGATGCAGAAGTTGCATAGTCGTCGGTGCCAACAGTAGCGCCGTTAAATGCGCGGCCTAAACGGATCAAATCGGTGTCAACTTGACGAGCCAAAGCGTAACCAGCATCAGCAGTGTAGAACTGACGCAATGAGCTTAATGCTTGGGTTTCGACGATGTCTTCGATCAAACGGCTATATTCATAGTGCTTGTTGATCAAAATCTGAACTTCAGACTCAGTTGCAGCGATCAGCGTAACTGCGTTAGTAGCAGCTTTTGCAGATGCTGAACCACGAGTTGGGGAAGGAACGTGAACGGTGTCACCTTTCTTACCGCGGAAGTTCATCTTTTGTACGAGGTTGGCCAGTACCAAGTTCTTTTTATAGGCCGCAACAATCTCATCACTCCAAATCTCTGGAATAAAGGTTGCTGCTGTGGTGGTAGTAACGCTATTTGCT